GATTGGCTTGCGTTTATTCTGTAGCGTTTCGTTGGAAGGTATTTGCAGTTTTCGCAGATGATGTCGGTGAAACTTCGTCGCTGTCGCCTCATGCCGCCCTCCTGACGCCCTGCCCGATCGCCATCAATGCCGCTTTGGATACGGTAGTAAACATCCGTCGAGGACTGATGAACGGTCGCCAAATCAGCAGCATGGAGCCTTTACTGTTTCCCTTCTTCTCCAGCCCTGTCGATGGTTCGATAAAATTAATCCGTCCATCAGTGATAATGCGAACTTCGTCAACACTCTCCAGAGCCTTGCTGAACCATCCGACAGACATATCCTCTGGCACAAGCATCACTACCGTCTGTCGCTGTTGTATGCACTGCTCAGCGGCTTTTTCCACCCACGGCCTGATATTGCTGTACGGTGGGTTATTCCAGATTGCACCGTGGCTTATCCACTCAGAATTGAGTGCGTCGTCGGCCTCAGTTAGCCAGTGAGCGCACAGAGCATTTTTGTCGCTCGCAGCTGAATCCAGCCAGAATCCAAACTCAATATCCAGCGCATCAAAAAGCCAAAGCGGCGTTTGCCAGCAGTCCTTGTCGTGTGCTGGTGTATTTGATTTGATAGTCATGCAGCCCTACCTTTTCGTTGTGACCATTCATACTCTCGCCGGGAGTCATCACTCCACCGCACGTTGCGCTCTGAGCCGAACCAAAACATGATTTCGATAAGCTCAGTCATGCTGGCCTTTCGCATTTTGCTGGTACGCACGCCAAGCATGACAACGCCACCATCGATACCAGGCACACTTCGTTGCTCCAGTTTTTTGGTCTTAAGCCACAGGGCAGTGAACAGGTCTTTCCAGTCCTCCGGCGCAAGTCTCTGTCCATGCCAAAGCACCTGACGTGATACGTCCTGCAATAACGCCCACATAAGGCGGTTTTGAGGATTGCTCCGCTTTGGTTCTTTAATGTGGACTTCGTGAGGTGACTTGTCGTCGATCGGAAGTGAGAGTATTGCGTCTATGGCGTTGTTTCTGATTGCTTCGTTGCGAAGCATGTATATTTGCTTCATTGTCACCTCAACTCACAAAACGCCACGCCATTTTTTGCTACAGCGACAGGCGCAACACCGAGAATCACCCACAGGAAAATGCTACCGAAAAGCACACCAACCAGGTCTTTACCTTCGCCTACCAGCCGGACAAAACTGCTGGCAACCACAATGAACGTCGCCACCATCCACATAGCACCGAGAATCCTCAATGCAGAAAAAATCAACTCAACCACGATTTACTCTCCCCCAAATAAAAAGGCCTGCGATTACCAGCAGGCCTGTTATTAGCTCAGTGATGTAGATGGTCATCTTTTAACTCCATATACCGCCAATACCCGTTTCATCGCGGCACTCTGGCGACACTCCTTAAAAATTAGGTTCGTGCTCATCTTTCCTTCCCGTTCTTCCTTGGTAGCAAACCGGTAATACACCGTTCGCCAGACCTTACCTTCGATAACCAGAAGACCTGCCCGTGCCATTTTAGCCGCGGCCTGATTTATGCTGGTTACTGTTGCGCCTGTTAGCGCGGCAACGTCCGGCGCACAGAAGCTATTATGCGTCCCCAGGTAATGAATAATTGCCTCTTTGCCCGTCATACACTTGCTCCTTTCAGTCCGAACTTAGCTTTGAGTTCTGCGATCTTCGCCAGAGCCTGTGCACGATTTAGAGGTCTACCGCCCATGACAGGAAGTTGTTTTACTGGTTCAGGGAGCGCCTCACCACGGTTAATTCTCGCAGTCATATGGACAAGCTCATCTGCGGCCTTACGGCGTAATTCCGCATCAGTAAGCGCATTGGCCCGCATGTTCTGATACAGGTTGGTAACCAGCCAGTAGTGCGCGTTTGATTTCCACGGATAAGACTCCGCATCCGGATACAGGCCTCGCTTCCGGCAATACTCGTAAACCATATCAACCAGCTCGCTGACGTTTGGCAGTCCGGCGATAACGGATGCTTCTTCCCGGCACCATGCAACAAACTGCCCGGGTGATGGCAGGAATGGTCGATTCTGCCGACGGGCTACGCGCATTCCTGCGTTAACCTGTTCCATTGTGGTGATCCCGTTTTCCCGGAAAGCCAGAACCCACTGGCGGCGGATTTCGTTCAGTTCGTTCTGGTCACGGTTAGCCAGGCTCGCCGGGAAAGTTGCCAGTAACTGGCTGAACACACCGTTGATGATCTGCGCTACCTGTTGTACCTGCGGCTTTTCGTCGTACTGTTCCGGCATGTTGTTGGCGATCCGACGCATCTGCTCACGGTCAAAGTTAACCATCTGTGCGGCGATGTTTTTCATAAATCCACCCCGTAAATCCAGTCAGTGTTTGTCAGGTCGAGTTTTGGTTTGCTGGCTGTCACGCCTGCCTGTTGCTTGTTACGGTTGATTTCGAGCTGGGTCCACTTGTCGCGGAGTTTGGCCGGACTCAGCACGTTACCGGACCAGAAGTTGTCCTGGCAGGCCCAGCGGAAAAGCACACACATATCGCGGTGGTTACGTCCGTCACGTTCACGCATCAGGCGGATATCGTTAGCCACCTGCAAAATTCGGTTTTCTGGCTGATGGTGCGATGGTCTTCACCATGTCAAACATCCACTCTGCGGCGGTCAGGTCTTCTGCTGTTCCCCACTTGCTGCCGCTCTGAATTGCAGCATCCGGTTTAACCACAGAAAGATCGTTTTCTGGCTGGTCAGAGGATTCGCCAGAATTCTCGGACGAATAATCTTTTCTTTTTTCTTTTGTAATAGTGTCTTTTGTGTCCCCCTGTTTTGAGGGATAGCAATCCCCTAATTTGAGGGATGTTTTATCCCTCGTTTTAGGGGATTTTCCCTCGTTTTGAGGGATCTCCCTCATTTTAGGGGAACCTCCCTCGTTTTGAGGGATGCACCATTCTGAGATGTTTTTATTTGGTCCAAACATGCCGCCTTGCTGCTTGATAATATTCATTCTGACGAGTTCTAACTTGGCTTCATTGCACCGTTTGACAGGTAACTTTGTAATCTCGCTAAGTTGAGAATCGGTGATTCTGTCCATTGGTTTATTCCACCCATAGGTTTTACGCAGAATGGCAAGCAGCACTTTAAACTGTCGCTTGGTCAGATCTGCGCCTGAATAGGCCTCAAGCAGCATATTTGATAGTCTGGCGTAACCATCATCGAGATCTGCCACATTACGCTCCTGTTCGGCAAAGTTACCTCTGCCGAAGTTGAGTATTTTTGCTGTATTTGTCATAATGACTCCTGTGGATTGATCCAGTAATTCCCTCAGAATTGCATATCAATTTGCTTAGAGTCCCCGGCGGCCACCGGGGATTTTTCTTTGTGATTTCATCAAGCGCATACTTAAAAGCCCTGCTAATCGGACTGATGTCTGATGCCATTCCGAAAGCACACAAGACCGAAGCAATAAATCTCCAGTCCGTTCTGCTTATCTTCGATTCATGACAGCCAATCATCTTTGCCAGACCGCGCTGGGTAAGCGTTGACAGGTTGATGAGTAAATCTGTTTCTGCGCGATCAATTTCTCGCTGTGTTAGCTTGCTGTAACTTGCTTGTGCCATTTCTTATGATTTCCAATAGTGAATATTACGCATCTGTTGATGCGTTTTTTGTGGGGACGAATCATCCCCGACCTGATTGTTTAAAGAGCGGTGTTACTTATGCTGCCTGATTCGGTTTTGGAAACAGGTGTGGCAAATCGGGGCGAATTTCGTAAGCCTTGATCTGCCCTCCAGTGGCGTTAACGATGGCGGTAACTTTCTCTGGAGAGACCAACCCGCCTTTCAGCCATTTGTGTACTGCTGGCTGCGTTACACCACACTTGTCGGCAAGGCGCTTTTGGCTACCGACAATTTTCAAGGCTCGTTGAATTACTAAATTCATGAGCATACCTCTTGTGGTCATTACTTATAACCAAAGATAACTCAAGTTATAAAAAATAGCAATAACCTTTGTTATTTTACTTTGGATAACCGTAGTTATAGATTTGTGGGTATGAAAACATTCGCAGAAAGACTAAATGCAGCCATGAGCTCAGCAGGGGTATCACAATCACAGCTTGCTGACATGGTTGGAATATCTCAGCCAGCCATACAGAAGATGTCGTCCGGTAAAACAAACGGATCTCGCAAGATGGTTGAATTAGCCAATGCTTTAAAAGTGCGCCCTGAATGGCTTAGTTCTGGTATTGGTGAAATGAGGGATGGTGCACATGAAGAACCATCCAATGTCCGTGAGTCATCTTTAAAAGCTGTGGTATGGGAAGACATTAAAAGAAACGATGACGAGTTTGTTGCGTTGCCTCTTCTTAACGTTTCGCTTTCAGCTGGAAGCGGTAGCTGCGAGCTAGAGGAATCATCGGAGTTCTCTTTGGTTTTCAGAAAGCACTATCTGAAAAAGATGGGAGTATCTGAAAGATCAGCCAAGCTAGTTAGGGTTGTAGGGCAAAGCATGGAACCAACGCTTCACGATGGCGATGTTGTTGGTGTTAACACGCAAGATACCACCATCAGAGATGGTAAAACCTACGCTATTTGCCAGTCTGATTTGTTACGAGTAAAAACATTAATCGCCACCCCTACATCGGTGATAATCAGATCAATAAATCGCGAAGAGTACCCGGATGAAGTAATGGATAGAGATGAATTTCATGAAACCGTAAGGATTATTGGCAGAGTATTCTGGTCGTCTCATAGTTGGTAACCGATAATCAGAAGAAGACTTACGGAAGTGCGGAGGGATAATGGAATTTCTGATAGTTTTTGTTGTTGTTTTGGTCATCATTCTTTTTGTTTTGCTAAGCATTAGTAAAAAGCTATCTCAAGTGATTGAACATAGCTCTAATCGCGCAAAAGAAGAAGAGCATCTAATTGATATAAAAGAGATTCTCTCTGATATAAAAATCACATTAGATGAAATAAAATACACAACAGATCTAATTGAACAGTATAAAATACCAACCCCAAACGAGAGAAAAGCAATAGATCAATATCGTATTGACTTAGAAATCGACGAAATGCTAAGCAAAAGAAAAGACTAAAAACACCCGGCCTCAGCGCCGGGTTTTCTTTTCCTGCCGTCCCCCACCCAATCAACCATCCTCATCATAGACAAGCATCAAGCCAAAGGTAGCACTTTCACCCCGCACGCAAGCCCTCAAACACCAATCAATCAGCAACATTTACAAAAATAAAATACCTTTGCTATCCATCACTTATAACTTATTTACCATAAAATATAAACTAAGTTATTGACCGCGCCTATAACCTAAGTTATCTTTAAGCCATCAGCAGGACGCAGGAAGCCAAACGGAACAGATTGGCAGGCTCTTTAACATTGATGGAATGGGGATGATTCGTCCCCACCAAAGAGAGGTTGGCTTTGGGATTTGATGAATGTGCAGGTCGATGCACTAACGCTTAGCGGTGAGCACCTGCCTTTGGGGCAGGATGGGTAGCCGCAATCAGGAGATCGACACCTGACATCAAATCACCAAAGTCAATCATCGGAGGTATCCAGTGAAAGCAAGAGAGATTCGCAAACTCGAACGCGCTCGTAAGCACAAAGAGGCGACAGCAAAACGTAAAAATATTGACCGTGTTTCAATGGTGGTTTCGCTAGCAGGAGCGAATAGGAAGAAGGTTGAATGTGGTTCGTGCTGCCTGCCAAACGTAGCCATTTACGCGGCAGGCTACCGGAAATCAAAACAACTGACGGCGAGGTAATTATGGGTCAGGAAGAAAAATATGAGCTTAAAAAGCTCATTGGAGAAGACGCCATAGAAGAAATTGCAGCATTAACAACAGCTATAAAGAATATTAGGTATGCGCTAAATACGCTTATCTCCTCATGCGACAAAAATAGCAGGGAATTTTTGATACTTGGCGCAGCTCTAGGAATAGTTGATGCGGCAACGCTTCACCTAATTACTCATGACGATATTCTTATTGAGCCGTATGAAACATTACTGCTTGTCAGGCAAAAAATGGCTGATGCCGCAGCAAATGGAGACCTTCAACTTTACATCGACTTAAGGAAAGTATTAAGGCGAATGGTCAAAACTGAAGGAGATATCCCCCTGACAAAGTAAGGGGGTGAAGAGGCCATTTCAGGAATAAAATTAATAATTTGTCAGCGGCGGTACATATACAGGCTTAGGGTCTGGCGCTCTATACATCCGGTATTCATTCTTACAGCGAGGACATGAATGCACAAAGAACCCATTAGATTTTATAGTAACCGTGCTTGGTTGAAGTATCGATATTTTATGTTCGCCGAAGCAATGTGCACAAAGGTTATGCTGCTGAATAGAAGGATCGGAATGACTCTTAGGTCGATACACGACAGAACCACCTTCAGTTGTATGAAGTTCATAATTCTCAGCTTGCACAACAAACATCTTGATTTTTCTATTTTCATCTCGAAGCTTCATTGCGATCTCCTTCTCGGCCTGATAAAGGCCAGAGAGCTCCGCATTAAGCATCTGTAAGTCAGTTATTCTTTGGTGTAGATCACCAATAGCTTTAGCGATAACAGCATCGTCTCTGGTTTCTTTTATTGTCTTCAGCAGATCATAAGCCTGTTTCGCGGCAGTTATACCAGATAACACATCCATATAAATTACTCTCTTACTGTAGGGGTAAGAGGATTTTACTATTTTTCTCGCTGTAGGGGTACACGAGAACCACCGAGCCTGATGTGGTTAAAAGACAGGCACAATCTTTACTACCGCAAGCCACGCAGTGAAATGGGTGTGACTTGTGTTGGTCGCCAGAAAATGAAATTAGACAGCAAACCACTTATTTGAGGTGAGATATGACAAAATCATGGAGCGTACCTTTTCCTGAATCAGAAACTGAACATGATGGAATGCCTGTTTTCTGGAGATTCCAGGCGACAGTTGAAGAAGATGGAATCAAAATATTCGCACTTCAATATATAGCTTTTCATCAGACAGAGCATTATGCATGGTTGGTTCCTGCGTATTGGATTGTTAATTTTAAACCAGCACCAAATCAGTGGTTACAGGAATGGAAACAAAAGAGAAATAGATATGCAATTAAGAAAGTAGCAAAAAATGCAGAAAGATCTTTTGCATTCCCAACGAAGAAACTTGCTATTGAAAGTTTATTGCGCCGGAAGAAATACCATTTAATGAGAATAAAACAAGATTTGGCTGTTGTATCAACTCTTGTTGATGGGATGAAAAATATTGATACATCAACACCAGATATTGAATATAACTTTGGACACAACCAAGAAACAGAAAATTGGGTATTCTACTAGGCCGCATAGTCGGCCTTTATTTTTGGCATAAACAACAGAGGCTAACATGGAATTTAAAGGTACTGAAGGTAAGTGGGAAATAATGATGGATGGCGATGAGATTAAAATCATCCAGGCAGACTCACTTGAAAATGGCGCAGGCTGGCGTTCGTATATTGCAATCTGTGAGGAAGTTCAATGTATTGAAGATGCCAATCTAATAGCGGCAGCACCTGACCTTTTAAATGCCCTGAAAGCGATGCTAAACAAGGCATACAAGCAAAACTGGAATGACCATTATCCTGATGAAGTATCGAAAGCACAGTCAGCAATTAGCAAAGCTCTTGGGGAAGAATGATGAATAAGAAATACATTGTTGAAGTTATAGAGCGAGAAACGAAAGAAGTAATTAAACATTTCGAATTTGATAATTATAGAAAAGCTGACCACGTCGAAGAAGGATTGTTGCGACAAAGTAATCTCGAAAAATTTGATGTTGTCATGCGATGCGAATAAGCGCCTATAGCAGATTTACGAGTCTGCTATGTGAGCAATGTCGCTCGTAACTAAACAGGAGCCGACTTGTTCTGATTATTGGAAATCTTCTTTGCCCTCCGATGTGAGGGCTTTTTTATATGCATACCAATAACGCTTCACTCGAGGCGTTTTCGTTATGCAATCAAATATAAGGAGTTACCCATGATGCACTTTCAGCTCGCGGGTAGCGGCGTCATGTCCGCTTTCTACCCGCACGAATCTGAATTATCACGCCGAGTTAAACAATTAATTAGAGCAGCAAAGAAACAACTGGAGGCGTTATGCGCAATGAAATAGCCATTAATCACCAGATGCTTCGTGCGGCACAAAACAAAGCAGTAATAGCCAGATTTATTGGTGATTCAAAAATGTGGCTTGAAGCAAATAAAGCGATGAAATCAGCTATCAACCTTCCGTGGTATCGCAGGAAATGAGTTTCACAGATAACTGGTCAGACGAAGAATTCATTCGTCAGATGAAAGAATTAATCGGTAACGAAGGAGATATTCATGTCACTTGCAACCACAGTGAAGGAGAGCAAGTTACAGAGACGCATGTACACGCAGCAGGCGTTAATGTATCGCCAGAAGGGAGATCGTGAAGGTGTTCGCGTATTTTTAAATGCGGCAAAGACTGAAGTATTAAATCAGCGTTATTTCCTTGGGCCATGCCCATTCTGAGAACAAACATATGAGCAAAGACTTTTACGCAAGACTGGCAGCTATTCAGGAGAACTTGAACGCGCCAAAGAATCAGTACAACTCATTCGGTAAATATAAATACAGAAGCTGCGAAGACATTCTTGAAGGCGTTAAGCCGTTACTGAATGGCCTGTTTTTATCAATCAGCGATGAAGTTGTGTTGATTGGTGATCGGTATTATGTGAAAGCCACGGCAACTATTACCGATGGCGAAAACAGTCATACGGCAACCGCTCTTGCACGAGAGGAAGAAAGCAAGAAAGGAATGGATTCTGCACAAGTTACGGGAGCTACAAGCTCTTATGCACGCAAGTATTGCCTCAATGGTTTATTCGGCATTGATGATGCGAAAGATGC